ATCACCAAGAGTTTCAATAGATGCTACTCCAGAACCTGCTGAAGCTGCTGCTTCTACTACGCTAGATCCACCAGAAGCTACGCCTGTTGCTTGTGCAATGAAAGACAGACCTGCTGCTGGTTTAAGACCTTGTGGAATACCAAGAAGGATAGCATCTGCTGCTGTTAAAGCGCCTACAGAGGCTAGAATGTATGGAGCGCCGATAGTTAGGTTAGAACCGGTAGGGACGATTGGAGTACCTGATACTGGGCTTACGATTGAGTTAAAACCAGAGAATGAACGGTTAAAGTTATCCATTAACTGTACTATAATAGTGCCTGGTGCTGGATTTGGATTACCTGGAGCAGGAGTAGCAGATGTATGCATGTAAACTGCTTGAATCATTGGGCCTTTTAGGCTTCTAATCCCAAGACCATTACCATTTGCTGAGTCAACTACGAAGTTAACATCAAGAAGAACTGGCTTGACGTGCATTGAATAGATGCGTCCTGCGGACGCGTAGTTACGATTAGCGATATAGATACCCTCATTACCTAGGTTACTGACAGAGGCGTATAGCTTGTCTCACCCGTGGGCTTCTAGGTAGGCCGGAGGGGAAGGTTTGAGGGGATCTCATACCTAACCATGCCTAGAAGTCCTTTTAAGGTACTATATCTATTCTATTCGATTTGGCATTAATAGTTCTATTAGTAGTTCGCTTGGATTTTCGACTAGCTTAAAGCAAGGATCAGTATAAGCTATAAACCAACTTGGATCAGGCGTATTTAATTGGTAATATACATTATTCTCTACGCCTAATACTACGAATAAATGCCCTGGAGGTACAGGGCTCATATAATCTGGATGTATAAATGAAGTATTCCTAATGATATCGCCTTTTTTAAACTTCATTGGATCTGACAGTTAGCTAATACGGTGAAGGTACAAGAACTACCAATTGCATTAGAACTATACACTCCTGGCGGGATTAATGCTAGAAACCCATCATTAGCAGAATATACAGCAAAGATATTTCCATTAATACAGACTCCATACTCAGGGAATGTAGATGGGTAGACTGGATGTACATTAGGGCAGAACTGGATTGGTGTAATGATAGTACCATCTGCTCCTTTAGGACCTACTGCACCATCTTGACCATTAGTCCCGTTACTACCGTTAGTTCCATTAATCCCTGCAGGGCCTGTATCACCAATAGGACCGATATCGCCTTTAGGTCCTACAATAGTAGCTCCTGAGTTTCCTTTACAAGCACTTAGCAGTAACATCATTATGATTAGGTATTTCATGACATAAACTCCTTTTGTATTTCGGTTAAATCATTAATCATTCCTATTAAAATATCATAATACTTTTTACTATATTTATTTCTATCTTCGGCGTAGGCGTAGGCGGCGTAGGCGGCGGCGGCGGCGGCGTAGGCGTAGGCGGCGTAGGCGGCGGCGTAGGCGGCGGCGTTGGCGGCGTTGGCGGCGTAGGCGGCGTAGGCGGCGGCGTTGGCGGCGTAGGCGGCGTAGGAGGCGGAGGCGGAGGCGGTGGCGGAGGCGGCGTAGGCGGCGGAGGCGGCTTTTATTTCTTGTACTGTTGTTTTTCCGTTTAGCCAAAGCTGAGTAATATCATTACATTCTTTAGACTTGTTAGTTTTATCGTATTCTTCTACATCTCTTGCACAAGACAATGCAAAGCGAACTAGGAAACATATAGAAAATTTATTTTTATTTAGGAGTTTTTCTATTTCTGCTTGGTAGTTCATTATGCGCCCATCCTTAAGTATAATTTTAATGGCAATTCATCTTCATTGTCAATCTGTAATTGTAGAGTAGCTGCTACATCTAATAGCTCATGTAGCCGATCTCTATAGATAACTTTATGGTTAACGACCTTCTCACCTTCAAAGAGAGTAATGTTTAGACTCCACTCTCCTGATAGGTAAGATATGTGTACATAGCTCTTCATACCATTACCGTCTCGCCTATAGATAATGCATATTCTCTAGACTCTATTGATTTGATGGCTTCTTCTAAAGATTCAAAATTATCTTTTCCAAATACATGGCCTTCAAAAGTATATTCCCATCCATAAGTACTATCATCCGACCATTTAACAAGCCAAAATTCAGTTTTAGTAAAAGAGCCTGTTACTTTTTTAATATAGCTTTTCATATAACCTCCATAATATTTATCGGCTATTCTCAATAAAACTAAACTAGTTTCCTGCCAACTCTTGAGTCTTGTTATCGAATATGAAAGAAGCTGTATTGTAGTCTATTAGAACAGTAGTAGCTGTAGACATATCAGAATGATTACATAAGACTTTGTATCCATTTGGTACTTCTACCAGAATTACTTCGTAGTTAGGCGTAGATACTGCTTTAATTGTATTACTTAATGAGTCCATTTGACCCTCCTACATAACTTATCGGCAGTCTTATAACAAACTTTAGCTTACTTTTACTTTTAATTGACTACCAAAGGATGCAGGAGGCTTCTGGTCACCTACGATTGCCCAAAGTACGGGGTATTTAGGCTTCTTAATCTCTTCTGTATCGAAACAATCCATATCGCCAAAGTAAATCATAGCATCAATGCCTTTTTCTTTATTAAAGAAGTCGAAGGCTGGTTGATAGGCCGTACCTCCCCGTCCTGAGACTTTGTATTGCTTCTTAGGATTGTATTCATAATGATTCTTAATTTCGCTATCGGCTTCTACGACTGTAATAACAGCACCTGTCTTATGGATTTGATGGATTTCTGCCATAAACTGATTTAATGCTTCGTCTGATACACTTCCAGATGTATCAATTGCTACTCCAATATGGAGGACTTCAGTCTTGATAGTGCCTGGGTACATTATACCGTACCTACGGTTTCTCTTCTTCTTGCTAGTATCTAATACAGTCTCTAGACTCCTAGCTACGAATCTACGTAACTGGGCCTTCCAATTAACCGTTTCTTTAGCAAATTTGGAGACTAGTAATTCATCATGGGCAGTCATCTTACCTGCATTCCTAGTATTCTGTGCTGCCTTCTCTACTGCTTGACGTACCTTCTCCTTTAGGATCTCTTCTCCTTCAGTACTCTCTTGCCAAATAGCATGGTCATCGAATTCCATAGCTCCTTTAGCCTTTTGATTATCCTTTAACTGTGCTATATACCATTCAAAGGTCTCGCCATTAGGTAAATCAAAGTTCTTTGGAAACATTCCACCTTCAGGAACATTCTTAATAATACCATTAATGGCTAGATCAGCAGCAATATTTAAACTCTTATGTTTCTGGCTATTAATAATATCTTCTACAATACGTTCTGTGCCTTCTTTAGTAGATTTAGCATAAATAGAACTATCATAATCTTTCATTCTAGAAATGTGGTCCCTTAAGATATGCTCACATTCATGCTTTAAGATAGCCGTACGCTCTTCGATTGGATATTTACCAAATGTATCAGGATTGATGTGAAGTTCAATCCTATCTTTAATACAGACTCCAGCAATAGGAACCTTCTTGCCTTCAAACCTATCCATTTGGCAAATCAATTCAGCATAGAACCGCTCTTCTTCGAATAAACGGACTAATGCCTGAGATACTGAGTTATTCATTAAGCCGCCTTAGTTCCTTTAGCAATCCTGATTATTTCTAGTAACTGCTTCTCATAGTCTTTAGTATTACAAAGGTCTTTAAATACAGCAGATTCATTAATAGCAAGTTCTTTGATAGCCTTATAGCTAACGTCTTTAGGGACGATTAAAAAGAATTTTACTAGATTCTTCTTCTCTTTATCTGCTAGCATAGTTTTAGCTTCATCTAATCCCTTTAAATGAGCCAAGACATTCTCACATGTAATTGATAGGAGGCTACCGTTTATATTCTCTGGATTACTCCATTTCTCTACTAACTTAAAGTTACCTTTTAGGACTTCTTCTCCTGTCATTGGCTTATCTTGAGACTTAAGGAATTCACCATAAGCAACTGTACGCTCTAGTCCAATGATACCAATCATAAGGTCTTGCATAAGGTGTGCAGGAGTATTCAAGGCGATTAGCTTATTCAAACGAGAGTATGCGCGTCTATCTACCTTAATAGGAAGTTTAAACTCACTTCGTTTTTCTTCTAATAGCTCTGGTTGTTGGCGGATAAACTCTACTAGATTAGTATCGATTTTAGTCTCTTTAGCAAACTCTAACCATTCTTCGATAGTCGGCTCTAACTTGATATGGACGAATCTAGCCATTAATGCAGTCTCATCTACATCTGTAGTTACATACTCTTCAGTAGGAGGATTACCAGCTGCTACGAGATGACAATTCTTTGGTAGTTTAAGTGTATGAAAGGTCTTATCTAGTGCAAGCGAAAACATTCCATTAAGGATATCACGACGAGCCCTATTGAACTCATCAAGGAAAATAACAGCACCAGAATCTGGATTTTGTTCACAATAGTCAATGGTTTCTTTAAGCCATTTAGGTATAGCAAAAGTAGTAGCAACAGGATTACCGTCACTGTCTCTAACAAAATCAGCAAGTCCAAGAATATCTCCTAAGTCAGATTGTGTACCAAGATAAAAGGGAAAGAACTTATAGCCTAAGCTATCTGCCCATTGTTTTACGATAGTTGATTTACCAATACCTGCATGGCCCCAGATAAATGGAGTTACTTCTGATTGTGCTAGGTAGGGTAGTGCTTCCTTAAAGTTCTTAATGTTCATTGTTTTCTCCTGTTAGTTAAAATTTGATAGACTACGGTTAATTTTTCGATAAAAGTCAATGGTTTATGATCTGGACCACCATAAAACCATTTATGAATACAATCTGCCATTAAATCTTTATCTCTATTACATAAAGTAGGATATTGTTCATTTATGAACTCTTTAAAACTCCTATTCATGGTCTCTTCCTTTGGTTAGATTTAATTAAATCAGACTTTATTAAATTCTGCAACTATTTTCGAGTAAAGTAAAAAATATTGTATTGAATACCCAGATACGTCGCATTTCTTATTGCCGGCAGTTACTACATATCCGCCATTTGCTCTACTATCCTTTTTAATGTTTCTTATTGTAAGAATTTCATTATTTTTGAAAGTACTAGATAAACCAGCATAGCCTCTATAAGCTTCTCTTATAATTACTTTATCGCCTACTTTTAGTCTACAAGCCTTCATACAATTAGCGTATAGCATTAAAATAAAAAAACCCAGGATTTTTTAGGTCCTGGGTCATAATAATACGTTTTAAAAAAACGACTAATAGTGTCGTTATTAGTTAATAATATTAAGCACTTAATTGTACTACGCAATTCCAACCTGGTGCGCTACAAATCAAATTGCCATAATAGCCAATTCTGATTTCCAAAGCATCAGCATTTCCTACTCTGAGACCTTCGAGGCCTTCCATTCCATAAGTAAGAATATGTGGAACTTTTCCGAGTGAACGGAGTTTCCATGTATTCATAGTAAGGAGGTAAGCAGTCTGTGGAGGACATGAACGATCTGCAAGAACCGTTACTCGACCATAAGCTGATTGGAAAGTAATACCTTCGAATGCAACTTCTACTTCGTCATGGTTGACTTGAACGTATTGGACCTTTGCGCCCAAAGCGTTTACAAGTGCAGCATATGAAGAGAAATCCATTACACATAGGTCTGGTTTTCCACCTTCTCGGTTAAGGAACGCTAACGCATTAGTCATACCTTCTTCGATAGTATATGCAAGAGCATTATATCGGAGACCAGCAAGACGTGTAGGATCTGCAGAGCGATTAACTCCCCAGAAGCTATCAGAATTGCTTGGAGTTGCTGTTGGAACCCACGCAGCTAATCCTGACAATGCAAGATAACTACCAGTACCAGAAGCACCAGAAACAACGTCACCAGATACGCCAAGTGCTTTTCCAGCAGCTGCCCAAGAAGCATCCACTGCAGATGCAAGAACAGTAATAATACCGTTTGCGCGATCTACCTTTTGGATAACTGCTGTAGAAGCAGATACTGCAGAAATAAGACCTGCTGTATTAGTGAAGTTAACTAATGTCATACCAACTTCAAACTGAACTACTTGCTGAGCATTAGACAATGTAATTACATATGTCGGTGCTGCAGAAGAATCAGTTGAACCAATAGATCCACGTTGACCAGAACCATCAGCAAAGATTTCGAATGCGATGTTGTTGGTAATGTTACGGAACCCACCATCCATTTGGAGTTTAGCAGCATCAACAAACGCACCAGCGTTAGTCTTAGTCTGTTCCATAAGGAGGTTAGTAATAGTTACTAATTGGTAATCATTAATCACAAATACGAAGAATGAAGCCAATTGAGTAGCTGTTTGTTGGTTTTGAGCATTCGCAAATGCATGCGAACGACCTTGCGGAGTACCATATTCTAGTGGTACTGGGATATACTTACCAGCAAATCCATCTGGTGATTCGTTTTTTGGAACTAGTGCAAGGAAAGGGTTTTCCTTGTATACTAGATCCTTCATATATTCTTTATCATCCGTGTATAGTTCTTTCAACGCAGCAATCTGGTTGGAACTATTGGCATAAATAGCAGCCATTTTAATTTCCTTTAAATTAAGTTAAATCAAGTACTTAGACCATCTAAGTCTTTGACACACTTCTCCTACGCTTACTGCCTTTTTAAGGGACTCACTGGTAGATTGGTGTAAATATTAAGAGAGAATGCTCTTAACGCTTAAGATTTAAGCTCCCCTTTAAATGCTAATATTGCACGTTCTTTCGCACTGAGCGTCCGCGTAGAACCCGTGGCATTTGTTAGGGTTTTCATTGTTTGTGGCTGCTTATTACTTTGACTAGGTGTCTGCTTATTCGCTTCTCTTTCGACTGCAGGTCTACTAGATTGACGTGTCTGGATCTTTTTAGATTTAGCTAAACGTTCTGCATACTCAACTAAATATTCTTCTACTTCTTGAGCAGCTTCTTCTACTGTCATGAGACGTTCTTCTTCATTCCAGGTCTTTTCGATGAGTTCAACTACATCGTTAATAGAGCCTGTTAGTCTCACCATTTCGTACTCATCACTTGACTTTACAAGTTCAGTAGTATCAGTCTTGATCTGTTTCAAGGCTTGTTTATATTGAGCGTCTTGTGCTTCTACTGCTCTAGTTTCTTGTGATTTCTGAGCTTCTAGCAGCTTATCAATAGTTGCTTGCTGTTGGCGCATAAACTGCTCAACTCTAGGGTCTAGAGGTTGACGGTTAATAGCCTGTTGGGTTAGTCTATCGTAGTCAAGGCCTTGCTCTTCTAATACTGTTAAAGGATCGTTAAGGAGAGAAGACTTAGATATGTAATTAGTCTTATACTCTTCTTCTCTAGCAGTAATAGCAGCTTCTCTAGCCGCAATAGCGTCTTCCCTAGACTTGATCTGTTCTTGGGCTTGACGTTGCTGAGCACGAATGGCCTTTTCTTTCCTAGCAAGCAATTGATATTGCTGGTCTAGTTTAGGCTCTTCTGCTTTAGCTTCATTGATAGTTTGGGGTTCAGGGCTTGATTCTACTAGCTCTGCACTATTGTCTTCCTGTCCTTTTTGAGGGATGATTGCACTCATCTCTTCTGCAGTGACTTTGGTAGCGTCTAATACTGGTTGTTCTGTTAATCTAGCAATTGCTCTTGCGCGTGCATCTTGAGCAGGAGTAGGACCTTGTGGGCCTGTAGGCGCGGTAGCACCTTGTGGGATGACTTTCATTTTATTTCCTTATTATCTTAAGAATGCGCGGATTGCACGTTCTCGGCGGGTTAATAACTCTTTTTCTAAATCTGTAAAATAAGCTTCTTTAGATGATTTGATTTCTTCTTTAGTAATAGGCAGGACTTCAAAAGAATTACCAAAGCCTTTTTTAGGGCCTAACAATTCGGCTTCTAATTCAGTATCTTGACCTTTTAAACGAAGGCGTTCTGTTTGTTTACGTTTCATTATTGTGCTGCTCCTTGGGGGTTAGGGCTATTAGGTACTAATGGGGATGTTGGAGGTGCTTGGGGGTTAGCCTGAGGGGCTGGAGCACCTTGGGGTTGAGGCATTGGAGGCGGTTGGGCGGCCTGCTTAATATCTTGGATTTGAGAGAAGAACATATGGAGCTTATCTGCTTTACTCTCTTCTAACTTAGCCTGAGAGTATAGATTGATATACTGGACTACAGTCTTTTCAGCAAAGGTTAAGTCCATAAAAGGGTCTGGAGGTGTATACTTACCAGACTCAATGATATCGTCTAATATCTGGAATACACGCTCTTCTGCTGCATTTGCTAGCTTTTCTACTTGATCTAGATCTGGATAGTCAAGGAGTCTACGACCTTCTTGGACTGTAATCATACCTGCTTGGATCATCTCTGCTACCTTTTGGAGGCGTCCTGCAGGATCTTTAGGTAGGCTAGACTGGGTAAAGCATTGGATTACAAAGGTGTCTTTAACTACGTCTGCTGCTTTTAAATCAATCTCTTTAATACCATTCTTATTAGGATATACAGTAGAATAGCCATCATCGCGTTCACATATGTCTTTAGCTAAGTCGATTATTTGATATGATAAATCAATAAAAAAGTTATCGTAACGACGTGCAAGACTAGCGAAACGATCAGTACTGATATCGTCGTACGTGCGGATAGCCTCACCCGAGTCGAGGCCTTGAGGTTTTTGACTTGAGGCTTGTAGTGCTGAAACACCGGATTGCTGGTAGCCATATTGTATTAACTTATCCCTTTCAGCGTATAGTTCTGGAGCATTACATGGAGCTACTTCGTATGTAGGCTTAATTCCACGATATTTAACGATTACACCTACTTCATTGTTATGGTGTGCTGATACGACTTTAGCGCCTTCTTCTTGGAATACTCTTGGTACTCCTACGAGTTTGATGGCTCTAGAGATTGTATATAGAATAGAGTTTAGCTCCATCTGAGTACCCATTAGCTGCTCTGCTACACCTTGTGCCCAAAAGCCTAATAGCCGTGGAGCATAGTGTAAGAAGGAGAATGGGAAGCGTTCTTTATCGAATGGTTCATCTAATAGACTACCAGATGAGCATGCAATAGTATGGCGTCCATCACCCATGCCTTTACCTGATGGAAGGTGCCATCCTTCTACTACCATTACTAGATCTGAAACGGACTTAGAACTATCAGCACTATTGTCTGGAGTCCCTTTTGCTGCCATTTCGATTTTCTCTTTAAGTTTCGGGAAGTTAGCAAGGAGTACATCTCTATCTATTAGCTTAAGACGGTATAATTGTCGTGGCTCACCGTACATTGCTTCATTGGGATCAACCAATAATTCGGTTAGCAAGACGCGTTCTAGACCTACACGGTTATCTGGTGTCTCGAATACGTGGATTACACCTGTGCCTTCTACTAGCCCATCTCTAAGAGCAGTAGTGCCTAACTCGTATGCCTTGGTATTATGGAACTCACCTAATATGAATGAATTCAACTTTTTTGCAAGATTGCGTTGTTTGTAGTCACTGTTAGATGTTAGGAATACTGGTTGTGGTCTAGACTGGGCTATCCGCGATACCAAGGTATCGGTTACTGATTGTATTAGGTTAAACGTAGGACGTTCTTGTGGAAGACCATAAGTTTGGTCCATCTTGCTTATATTAGATCCTGCAAAGGAGTATAGACTTTGATTACCGTATAACCTTGCATAGATAGCTGCTTGGCGGTAGCGGTAAGCCTGAGACTCTTTTAGGTAGGCAGCAGACGTAAGCATCTCTGCTGCTGCCTTATCTGAGTCCTTAGTCAACCACCATTGGGCTAATATGCTAGATGCATGGTCTTGCTTAGTTTTGAATACGACCTTTGCTTTAGGTCCTGGTGCTTGTTTAATCTTCATTGTCAGGGATTTCTTTGATTATAGAGGTCCAGATACCGCTATATGATCTGTTTACGCCGAAATAGTTATCAAACTCTGGTAGGGCATAGTATTTACCATCGGAATGCTTATATTCATGTCCGAAAGCTTCTGCAAAGGCTTTGTCTTTAATGCCTTCTAATTGTGTTGGTAGCCAATCTTGTAATCCGCCCATTATTGTTGATTTTCCGTTGCTGAGTAATATAGTAACTGCTCTTCTGTAAGGGTGTCTGGCATGTCTATAGTCTCTACTGGTGTGTTTTCATCAATACCTGGTAAAGATGGCGCTATGAAGCTATTACTTCGTTTAACAGCCTTCCTTGGTGGTTGTTCAGTCAAGGCTAGCTCTATACCATCTACTTTGATTACAGTAATGCCAGTTCTACGCATGAGTTTGATTAATTTTTCTAAATCCTTAATATCATTGATTTTCATTTATTACTCTTTTTGACATTATCAACAGCACTTAATACTTGAAGGTTCCAAGGAACATGTAGACCACTAACTAATTTACCTTGTAATGGAATAATATGGTCCACATGCATTTTTATCCCTAACTCATTCTGCAATTGCTTAGCAGACGTATAAAACATTTGGATATGTTGTTTTTGAAGTTTACTAAGCCATTTAGGCATTCGTTTTAATTGATTAGCTTGTCTAGTCCTACTTTTTTGATTAAATACTTCTGGCTTAGTTTGGCGAGCTTTTTTATCGTATATTGCTTTTTTAGTACTATTTTTAGCCCACCATTTGCGCATATATTGAGCATTGTGTTCTTTATTTGCTATTTTTCGTTCTTTGTTGCAAACAGAACATCCAAGACGATTATTCTTAGTTTTAGCGACATAAGAATGCCCTTGTTTACATTGTTTCAACTTAACCTACTTAGTAATAGGGCTAGATTTACGTTTCTTCATGATTTTAGAGACGATTGACTTATCGTGTTTATTCTCTGATTCGTCTTCTCTAGGATCATTAGTTTCATTTGAGTCTGATGGTTGATCAAGTTTCTTTAAACCCGCAGATTCACTATAGTTTTCTTTACGGAGTGCATTAAAGCTTAACTGATCTTCTTCGTTTGCGTCTTCGTCTGCATTTCGGCTTAGATCTACTTGTGATGAGTCATCTGAATCGATTGAGTCTTTAGAAGCAATACCACCAATAGCCATAAACTGCTTATGGGCACGTTTAGCCATGATTGCTGCTGCAATAGATGCTGCGTGCTCCATTTGGGCCTCATCGTCTGGTTGATCATCCATTTCTTTATGCATATCGACGTTACCGCCTTGTGCATATGGCTTACGGCCATTAGAATGCTCATCTTCCATATCGATTCTACCGCTGTTATGGCCCATTTCATCGTCTTCATTAAGACTATGTGCTTCTTCTGAGCCTTCGTCTTCTGATGGTGCTTCTTCTGATTGTAAATGAGCTTCGTCATCACGTTCGATTAGCTCTTCATGGTTGTCTCTCGGTTCCATACGACCACCTTGAGCCATCAATGCCTTGCCGTCATCGTCTTCGTCACCTGGGTCCATACCGCCGTGATTTTTAGCAGCAGTCTTACCGCCTACATTAGATACGTTGATGCCTTTAGAACCTAAATCTCTAGTAGTAATAGTTACGGTACCTGCTCCACCTGTAGAAGCTCCGCCTGGGTTAGATCCACCAGTCTTTGTCTTATTACCTGTAGTGCTAGTCTTAGCTCCACCAGTTTTAGCGCCGCCAGTTTTAGCGCCGCCAGTAGCAGTCTTTGTATCGACTTTTCCACCTTCAGCATAAGATTGGACTTTTTTCATCTCAGCTGCAGCCATATCTTGGGCATACTGGTCTTCGATTTCTTTATTGTATGGAGCTTTTTTATTGTTATGCTGAGATGCCATATCAGGGCCTTTGCCCATCTTTTTAGCATCATATTCATCGTCACGTTTAATTGGTTGGCGTCTATCAGTTTCTGGATGAATACTATCGCCAAGGTCATTTTCATCATCTCGCATATTCATATTGCGGACAGAGAATGCATCAGAACCTATGATTTTTGGTTGACTAAGCTTTGTAACTGAAGGCTTTTGGGCTTGTTTTACTGTAATGTTATCTGCCCAAGAATCGTTTTTAGCTGGTTTATCGCCTGAATTTCTAGATGCTTCTTTAGAATCATTATAGCGGTTATCTGGCATTGGACGTTTTTCAGACTTTGCTGATTCTACTTTTCCGCCTTTAGCATAGTTCATATCTTTAGAACCAGACTTAACAGAACCTCCAGATGCAAGTTTCTTCTTAGCTGCTTTTCGCATTGCATGGGCCATAACGAGTTTACTTTTAGACATTATTCTTGTTCCTTAGAGGCTTGTTCATTCATACTATCGAAATCATGGGATTCTTCAGAGTCTTCATCTTTTGGCTTAGCGCAGCAATCGTGTGCTTCTTGGAGTAAGATTGCAACTGTTTTAACGTCGTGACGGGCAACTGCCTTGATTAGGTCAGATGCAATAGATTCGATACTAGATTCTTGGTTTGATGAGTCTTCTGGTTTTTCATCTGGAGCGCGGTCTTTTACTATCACACCAACTTGATTGGCTTTTTTCATAAAAGGTAGCAAAATCGCCTCCAGGCAGTCTAAATATGCCATTTAGTCCTTAATTATCTCCATAACCGCCATATTCGACCTTATTCTTCTCTTCTTGCATATATCCTTCTAATTCGCGTTCAAACATCTCTTTGTCTTGAGCTTCTGCCCATGCCTTGGTACCATACTTAGGCTTATCTTCTGGAGGCATGTAAGCATATGCAGGAGAGTATTTAAATGCATATAATACAGAATCGATGATATCTGAGTGATAATCAGTACTTACGACTGTTCTTTCAGGAGTAGATTTATCTCTATTAATCTCTACTAAATACGTATCTTGAGCAAACTTAGATTCAATAGATGCTTTGAAGTGTCCACGACGTAGCGCATCGTTAAGGAGTTCTACATTCTCCATCTTACGAGACTTCTCTGCTGCTTCTACTGGGATTTGGTGTCTACGGATTAGCTCTTCACCAATCTTCTTACCTAGGGCGCCCATATCCATACTCATTTTAGATACATTGTATATCTTGTCTAATCGCTTAATTTCATCTGCAAGCTCTGTAATGCCTTGCTTAGTCTTTACTGACTCTTCTACAAGGTAGGTTACTGGATCTGCTTCAGACCAGGCTAATATACATATAGCATCTGCATCCTTGTACCCAATATCGATACCCATGATGTATTGGTACTGGCCCATTGGTAATGGTGGTTTCCAGTTATTTTTATCTGCATTGTATTTGATTAGGAGAGAATCAGAGTCGTTTGCCCATATACCATAATACTCACGTTGGATACTAGGATCTGATATGGTTAGGTTACGACGTTTAAGTACTCTGTCTAATAGCTCTTGATGGGTCTTTTGGGATTTAGTAGCAATATGTGGATTATCAAAGAATGTCCACTTATGTTTAGTCCATACATCGTTATTATTATGGGCACATTCATAGAAGTAGCCAGTTGGTGTAGCCCTAGGAGTTCCGATTAAACATAGAGTACCAGCATAATCTAATAGTGCTGGTTCGATAATGTCATCGATAAGATCCTTGATATACTCACGAAAAGACTGGCATTCATCGATGTAACAGAGCTTTATAGGCAATCCCCGGAACTTCTCAATCTCAGACTTATCTTTAGCTCCAGAGATATAGATCACCGACTTGTTAGCAAAGGTTATAGATCCTTCTGCTTCAGATACTGTTCCTTGTAACTCATTGTTATCGTTTATCTTCTTAAGTTCTTTCCATACTAGTTTCCTAGCATTTGCTGCAGATAAAGTAATATAAAGGCACGTAATCTCTGCTGTATTGATAGCTGTATGTATTAGATGTGCTGCACAAGCAACGGTTTTACCTGCTCTACGGCTACATACTGCTACCTTAAAAGGAGATGGATCTTCTACGAATTCTAATTGCTTATCAAATAGAAAAGAAGTGATGTTGAATTTACGTGCCCAATACTGGTCCAAAGCTTCCTTGCTTTGAGCCTCAGGCTTTTTAGAGCCTATGATGCGTTTCATTAGACTGCTTGCGACTGTTCTTGAATTTTTGGAAATAATTCGGCAGAAACAATATTGCCCCAAGGGACTAGGGCATCGACTGTCTTAGCAGTAAGATGGGCAGTAAGGAGAATACCTGAATCTACAATAACACCTGTCAAAGTGATGTTATTCTTACGTTCTGATAGATTGACTACGTTTGGTACATTACCATATCCTTCGATAAGGAAGGACTGGTGTAGTCGTAGTACTCGTACTAAACGAGAGTTAGCTGTTTGGTTCATTTGTGCTCTTTTCTGAAGCGCGGTCTAAATCTTGTCTAGCCTTTGCTTCATGGTTAATAGCTAATAGCTCTTTATTAGTATTTTCTAGGTCTAAGCTATGGACATAGACTAGATATTGGGCCTGAGCAGCTTTAGATAGAGCTTCTGTATAGACCTTTTGGATTTCTTCCATAGTACGCGGAGCAGGCGGATTTGGGATCTTTTTCTTTTTAAACATCTTTGTTTTCCTTATTGTTTTTTAGTATTAGTTTAATAGCATCACTTAAAGCACGTTGGTAGGCAACAACCATAGAAGCAGTAACTAGACTGCCTGTATGTTTAATCAAGTTCTTGTAATCACTAACCATTTTCTCATGATTAGCAAATAACAGGCCTGCTACTTCTTGAGTTGGCGTAAGCGTAGTCTTCTCTGTTTTAATCTGTGTTTGACTCATATACTCCTTTAGAACGCAAATGGGTTAAAGATTGTATTTGGTAACTTAATCATTAATCTACGGCCTAGATCAGTTAGATGCATTACACTAACCGGATTAGCTGGTACTAAGGCTTTAGCAAGGCCTTGTAATCTCCAAGTCTTTTTAACAAAGACCCATATAACGGTATTATCGTCTGTACTTAGGATGCTATACCCTAGTATTACATCTTGATCATCTTTTAGGCATGCTATCTTAATTTTAGCTTTAGGGCTCTTTAAGAAGGTCTCACCAACTGGCTTATAGGAAGTCATGAATATATTCTTTGGTATTAGCGAAAACCAGCTATCGCCATAATAAAGGCCGCGTAGAAAAGTAGCCATAACAAAGCTAGTATCACTAGTCCTGAAGTCCCTAATCTCATATAGCCCTTCTAGTTTACTCACGGTATTCCGTCTTTGGCATTAAATACATTGCATACATAGAGTTTTTAAGCTTCTTAATGATGTAGTAAATAGGCGATTTACTCTTAATCTTATTACCTGCTTTAGCAAGGATCTTAGCAATGTCTCTATAGCTAATACCGTTTGCATGGTATGTCCAAACAACCTTTTCTAGCTCTGTATCAAACTTATAGTCTTCTAGAAAATTCTCTGCCATTTGGTAGTATGCTCTCTTTGCTTCCCATGACTCGCCATGGTGGTTTTGAAACAATTTTGTAGACCAAGTTTTAAGCGTGTCGTTATTCACGTCTTCTATCTCCTTAAATCCTGTATCTGCTGCCTTCTTGTACCACTCATCTCTTAACTTCTCGTAACTATTCTTTGGGCGTCTCGATTTCATTTAATGCTACTTCTGAAGGTGTCTCTGCTGATGGAGCTAACGCTGCCTGCGCTGCTGCAGCTTCTTGTGCTGCCTTTTGTTGTGCTTCGTGCTTTAGCTTAAGTGCTTGAAAACGTGCTCCTGCAAGTTGCTTAGCAGCTGCTACGCGTACAGTCTTTACAAACTCGTTTTTAGGGAGTTTACTACGAGTAGGTGCAATTCTCATCATTTCAGCATCTACAACCCATTCAATATCATCTGGAGTAGCAATAGGGCCTACAAGGCTTACAATGTCTGCTACATAAGCATCGAATTCAGTCATGCCTGCTGGGATTGAAGTAGGGAAGTAACTAGATAGTTTTTTAAGTAATTGTTTCATTATATCTCCTTAAGAGTAATATATCTCTTTTTGAGACGTATGTCAATACTTAATACAAATATTTTTTATGGCGGATAAGTGGCGGATATCATTAGACTTCTGCTAATGTTCTGCCTATCTTGGGAATGGCTTCTAATTTAATACCTGGTAAAATCGTAGTATTTTCCATGGCTTCTTGGAGTAATAGGGCTACAGCTTCAGCATCGGCTTCATTACACTCTGCTACTAAACTATCATGGACCTGGATTACTAACTTACAATCAATGCCTGCCTCGATACATAGGCTATTAAAACGAATAGCCGCTCTATTAACTATGCTAGCACTAGTTCCTTGGACTCTATGGTTTACTGCTAGATTTAGGATATTCCTAATTTCATAAGGTAGGTCTGCATGAGACTTATTACCGTAGTGTTTAACTATATTCTTAGCTTCTGGCATTCTACGTGGTCTGCCAAATATCGTTAAGACTTGGCCAGTTTCTTTGGCTTCTTTATGGCTTTCGAGTTGGAACTCTCTAACTTTCGGAAACTCTTCAAAGTAGTTGTCAATGTCCTGTTGAGTATCTTGCACAGACTTGCCGGTAGTAGATGCAAGTTGGTTTGCAGTAGCTCCATATGTTGAAGCAAGCGCGATAACTTTAGATAGATCTCTAAGCTTTTTGTATTTGACTCCAAATGCTTCAGGGCTTCCATCTTTTTGAGGACTGCAGTCTGATTTCGCGTATACTTGCATCCCAATAACGGAGTAAAAGTCAGTATTCCCGTCGAATGCTTTGAGAAGACGGGCATCCCCTGATAAATAAGCAAAGACTCGTGGTTCGAGTTGTGAGTAATCCGCCCCCACGAATAATTTCGCTGCTCGTGCGGAGATACACTGTTTAATACGTTTATCATCTCTTGGTAGATTCTGAAAGTTAGGGTTACGGCTAGAGTACCGTCCGCTTGTTGTGCCAGCCTGCAAGAAGTTAGGCCTAATAATGCCATATTGAATTCTACTCTCTATACCCTTTACATAGGTATTTAAGATCTTGTTTTTACGTTGATATTCTAATAGTTTGGCAATCCACTTATGATTATCTGCATGTTTCTGAAGTGCTTTTTTATCGCATGCTATATAGGCCCAAGGCTCTTTAATCTTTTTAGCTTTAATAACTTTGCCATTCACTATTGCTTCAGGTGAACTTATATTCCCAGCAGATCTATTACATTCGGCTATAAATAAACGTTTAGCAGAAGGATTATAAGGTATTTTAATACCTAAATGGGAGCATAGTTCTTTGCCTGATTCTGTAAGTAAATTAAACTCTAAACCCATTTGGCCAAATACTAACCAAGATAGCTGCTGCCCAGATCCTATATTAAACGTGTTCTTCTTATTAGTTCCTGGGTATTTGACTTTTATATATGACTCTATCTCTTTGTAGATAAAGGTCTTTGCTTCTAAGCATTCAGCTTCTAATGTCTTTTTAAGCGTTGTTAGAGCTTGCTGGTCTACCTTCAATCCAGTAATGTTTAGTTGATAGGTAGAACCCTTTAGTAAAGGCATAGATTCTTCTTCATAGAAGAATTTATCCAATCCTTGTTCATATAACTCAGGAACTAGCGTTAAAAAGAGTTTATAGGTCAATAGCGCGTCTTTAGCACCATACTTAGCCATTATGTGGCTATCACACTTATACATCTCATATTGAGTCTTGGTGAGTTTACCGCCATTTGCTAATACCGACGCCTTCATCTCTGCTTGCTCTTTAGCCGAATCTTCTCCAAAATAGGCTTTAGATAGCTCCTTAAGACCTATTCTACGGTTTTCATTAAGTAAATGGGCTAGTATCATAGTATCAGTATGTACAGCTTCTATTAAACTCACCTTGAAGTAACATTCAGACATAATACAATCGAAGATGGCATTATGCATAATTAACTGCTTAGTCTGAAGTACCTGCAGTAGAGGCTTTATATCTAAAATAGATACTGATGCTTCTAATTGGTTAGCTTCTGCATTCCACCCTTGGAGAATTATGTAATAGGCAGTATTTTCATCTGCAGAAATAGATATACCGATAACTGTAGAAGACTGCTCTAATCCAGTAGTTTCAGAATCGTAGGCTACATATTCTTTATCTCGTAGGTATTCAATTACTTCATCAATGCCTTGTTGTGTGTCTACTACTATCAATTGTGGCTTCAACTACTGCTCCTTCCTGATAAGGAACGCTCTTATATTCTACTAACTCAGTCTTTCGGTCCATTTTACGTTTATTAGTACTCCTAGGCAAGAAGTAATTAAAAGAGACTTCTTCGGATTGAGTCATATCGCGTAAGAGTTCCTTGTCAGAATCGAAGTAAAAGAAGTATGGAACGTCCTCCTTGATTACATCCTGCTTAGCCTTTTTATGCCTAATCTTACAGAACTTGAATGCAGTTACTGTAGGGCATGCTTCTTCTGCATGGCAGCGTTTAAGTGGTTGCCATAGGGTTATTAGATAGTCACAATAAGCTTCAAAAAACATAGTACCGTATGCAGCATCCTTGTTGAGTTCTATATCGCCTATACCTGCTTTTTCTCTAGAAGTCTGGGATTGCATTACTAGCAGTGTATTAGTACTAATAGCAAATGCCTTCATGTTATGGCAGATAGTCATTAGATCCTGATTTTCATTATTAGAGCCCTTTTTCTTCAAGGCTCCGATATGATCAATTACTATACAGCCTACCTTATTGCCCGTCTCTTCTTGCCATTTCAGTATATACTCTTTAATCTCATCGAAAGATAAATGGCGGAAGTTACCATCATTATCGTAGTTAGAAATTACATGGACTTTAGAGTTTAAGCTAGTATTACCATCTGTCATAGTAGCCCATCTATCTGCAATCTCATTTGCTGGTTGTTCTAATGGAATAAAGAAATGGTGATAGTCTGGGTTTTGTTCTGTAAACCAAAGAAACATGTTTAAGGCAAAGGCAGTCTTACCTACACCTGAACCTGCTACAAGCCCTATTACTTGGCCTAGTCTAAACCCATGTACTGTATTGTCAATACGCTTATGGCATCTAAATGGTATTCCTTTTAGAGTACTACCAGAGCGCTTTAAAATAGATTCTACGCTATCAGATAGGACTAGTTCTGACTTAGTATCTGGTAGTTCATATGTCCAGATCTTATCTACGATATTAGAAGCATAGTTAAGCCTATGGATAGGCGCTCTAGACATGGCTTTAGCTGAGTTCACTAAAACAGAGACTGCTTCTTCTTTAGTAAAGTTATTTGCAAACATGAGATGGCCTAGTCTATAATCATCTTTACTTCTATCGCTAGAGTTACCTGCCCAGATGCTTTTGGCTTCATGATTTTCATGAAGGAGTTTACCAAACTTAGCAGGAAGTGTGTCATCTATTGCAGTACTAGTCCTATCTATTGAATAAGTCTTATTATAATGCTGTTCACAATAGGCTAGATCTTCTTGTGTTAGGACTGGTAATAGCTTATCCATATCTTCACAAGAGTAAGTAACATCATTTTCTTCAATGATTTCACATAGTTTGAAGTCATTCTTGTCTTTAACATTGAAAGAGCCTGGGAGTCTCATAAGCTGACAAATCTTCTGTACTGCATCGTCGGTGTTATATAGTCTCATAAGCCTGCGGGATAGCTTTAGGAAAGACATGGCATCTAAATCAGAGATTTTCCAGTATACATGGATGCCATTACCTGAATCGACTACTTTAGTAGGTTTGATTGAAATAGTCTTTAGAAATTCTTGCTTTGAAAGAATCGCGGTTTTAAGGTCAAAATCAATGAAAACACTGTTAAATGTATCGATATCAGGACCAGATACTGATGGGCCTGGAGTAACATAATTACCTGGGTAGTTAGGGAAATAATAAACATTGTAGCCCAAAACATTTTTAGTTGCGATTTCTTCATCTGAAAAATCTCCTTCTAAAGCTTTAGGAGTGGTAGGATTTTGTTCTAAAAGCCATTTAGAGGCTATTAATCGGCAAAGCATACCACTCCTAATTGTTAATTACGTTTATTCTTAGCTAGAAGTCTCTTAACGTCTTCTACTGAACGGCCAGAAGTGGCAGCAATATTAGACTGATAAGGTACTTCTTCTTCAAATGAGTTAGTGTCTTCAGACTCATCCAAATCATCAAAAGACTCTTGTGCAGAATCAGAAGCAGCTACTTCGATTGAGTTATCAGAATCTACTTCTACTTTATAGGTATACATATCACCATTCGGTGTAGCTTTAGTACCTGTGGATGTTACACGTACCATAGCGCCTACAGGAGCAGCACCAAGCTTACGATTAAGGTCTGTAGTGCCCCATACACCAAGGTTTTGCCCAATACCTAGCCCAAGAGCTTTAAACTCTCTAACTACTGCTGGATTATCAGATCCAAAAGTAAGGAAATGAAGCGTGCTCTCTCCGCGCTTATTTTCTACTTTACGACTACCAAGGTAATATCCTTCTGCTTGCTTAGGATATGGTTTACCCGTTTCTTTATTTACTTTACCGATAGCAATAGTGATATCGGCATCTAGACTGGACACTTCTTTGAAGGCCATATTTTTCTCCTTATTTTCGTTGTTTAATTACTTCTTTTAACATTTCTTTAAAATCTGAATCTTTATTATCTTTGCTCTCTAATAAAGAAGTAAGTAATGTATATATCCTGTATATTTCCTTATGTAACTGATCATTGTGGACCGCATACTTATCTCCGCGCTCTTTCCAAGCTGATATAACTTCATCTTTAGCAGCTAAAGATATTCGTAGCAAATCATTTATTTCTTCAATGTTTTTTCGCTTAAACATAAGTCCTCAATTCTTAGCTTTATAAATAGTTTCTGGTTTTAAATATACTCTTTGAGTTAACCATGATTCTACTGGCTTGTCATCAAAATAAGCTTCTGGTTTACTCATAATCTGGTGTACATGCTCTTTTAGTCCAAGAGCATCTATTACATTCGATGCCCATTGGAAGCCTCCACGACTCCATACTATGATGTAAGAGCCTCTAGCAAACTCTTCTTTTACCAACCTAATCATAGGGTTGTTAAGCCTAACTCTAATCTCTGCTCCACCAAGCGGATCTACGACGCTAATCCGCTCTTTAAATGGAATGCCGATAGGATCTTCATGCATTACAATCGTATCGTCTACATCACACATAATGATTCTCTCGTTATTAATGACCTTCATAATTAGTTTCCCAGGGCTTGATAATGCCCATTTCCCGTTCCATATACTCTAATAGCATTTCTGCTCCATCTTCTGGTTCAGCATCTGCATAGATTTCTACTTCTGCTATCCAGTCTGCTAGCATTTGGATTGCTTCTTGTTTATTCATTTTGCCCTCATTACTACTTCTAGTATAAGTGTAGTAGACTGCGATTGATTTTTAACATTAAAAACTTCTATTTGTCCGCCGATCAATGATACCATGCCTATCCCTTGTCTAGAAATGGAAGTTATCGAGCCCGTATGTACTCCTTGAAAATCTTTCGTTGTAAATTTAACTTTATCTCCGATTTGCAATAGTATATTCATTTTTGAGGTCCTTTGTATCTGTCGTCAAGCTCTTTATGCGTTTCTTCAAATTCAAGTATAAACATTAAACAGCAAATCGCATGAGCAAGATGGGATAAACCAGTTTCAGGATCTTTATCTTCTCCGCCGATATATGCTACCACGTGACGTAAACATGCAGATAATGGTCTGCTCCAAGCAAAGCCTCCACGCCAGTTATGAGCGCTATATTTTTTCTTACCAAAAGACATTACTTGAGCTACCTTTAGTAGTGCAATCCCTGACAAGAGACTCATGTCTGGCTTTTCAGAGTCATGCTTAATGCCAGTGCCCACAATTACTGGTTTAGTAATTCCAGAAGCAATAGTAATAGTCTCGCCTTCAGTAAAAATGCCTTTAGTTTGGTTCATTGTTGTTCCTTTTCATATTTAGGGCAATAGTCAGAATGTTTACCGCTGCCTGCTATATCAGCGCCACATTCACATTGTTTATTCTTATATGGAAGTAACCAATCCTCCATATTATCATCCCAATTGGGTTTAGCAGGTTTTGGTAATTCAGGAAGTTCATCGGATAGTCTAAAATTACGTTTAGTTTTAAGCCAACATACGTTGCTTACATCGTATAATCTTGACATGCGATTAATCTCCTTTGGTATACTTTGATTACTTTATCGGAGTATTTACTCCTTGTCAAGTCTTTCGCTGATCCTTGATTATAGGCTATAAGCCCTTTTTGTATATTGCCATGGTATCTATGGATTTGATGTGCTAAGTATTTCGCTGCATATTGGATATTAGTCTTAGGGTCCATAAGGTCTTTTTCAGTTCCTTTAAATCCAAGAGACTTAGCTGTATTGTATTTGATTTGGCAAATCCCTAAACTATCTCCATTACCATCATGATGGTGTATGGCAGTTGGATTTAGGTTAGACTCTATTGTGCATACAGACTCCAGCAGTCCTGGAGGTAAGTGGTTTTGATTAGAAGCAGCCATGAAAATAAGCATAAGAGTTATATTCATGAGATTAGTATAGCAGAGATACTAAATAATTAAAAATCAAGTCTCATTATGAAATTAATTCTCGCTGCAACTCGCTTACATCCATGGCTAATTCAAAATAATAACGCATTGGATACCCATCTGCCTTTCCTTGGTTATTATTGATTTTAAACCATTCTTCATTTTGCGTCATCGTAGGCTTATAAAGAGAAACTACTCGATACAACCTATTTTTTGATATATTTTTATCATACGCTTTTACACATCTAACTATATCGCCTACCTTGAAGGTCATACCTTAAAGCCTGGTCTATAATCGATAAAGTAAGGTACGCCATACTTTAGTACGCCAAAGCCTACACTAGAACCTACTGGGTTAGCTGCTGCGTATTTAGCTGCTTTAGATTGAGTATCCATAATACAGCCCATTTCAGCACCAAAGATAGTACCGTTTAGAGTCGTAGTGTATGTAATTGAGACTTTGTGCGTATGGCCCTGGATTATGGACATTCCTAAGATTCTACTCTTTTGGGCTACAGTACCGCCTTGTTCGTCTCCATGTACAAATAGGACTGGGCCCCTAACAGTATTTACGATTAACTTATCATTCTGAGGTATCCAAGTCCACCCTTTAAATCCAAAGACTTCGTTTACATCTCTAAACATCTGAGAAGGAATACCGCCTTCAATTGCTTTAGATAAGATACGAGTATCGTGGTTACCTCTAATGATAACCATTGTAGGAAACATTTTATGTAGAGACTTTAGACACTTCTCTGCCTGGAGGTATTCATCTGTAGGACTAGCATCATCTGTATCTTTAGGCCACCTACTCCAAATCTTCTGGTCTGTAAGGTCTCCTAGACATACTACTAGGTCTGGCTTGTGTTTTCTTTTCCATCTAGCCATTTGGAGCACTGCATCCTTATTCCACCAAGGTGCATGTAAATCAGGGATGACTAGTACTTTTTTAAAGACTTTTCCATTTTTGTATAACTTCTTCATAGAAATCATTTTGCCTCCAGGGGCAGGTCATATTTCAGTAAATAATCGTATACAGTTTTAGCGCTCTCTAATGTATGCCTACCAACTAAAAACTTATTACAGCGAAAGCAGAGTAGCCCTCTAATCCTACCTGACTTATGCGCATGGTCAACAGACAGGTTGTTCTTAAACTCTTTTCTATCCTTATTGCAGATAGCACATTTATTTCCATGCTTCTCTATAAGATCTTTCCTTATAGCATCTATTTGCTTCTTTGTATAGAGTTTAGATAGTTTAGCCATTAACCAAAACCAATGATTATTTGTTTACCCCATCGACGGGCCATGTTAAATCTAGGATTGTCTTTTAGAATTTTGTCCACTAGTTTAGACCAGTCTGGATGTCTCTCTGGCATAGGCAAATCCATTAAAGCTTCATAATAAAGCCCGTCCTGTTCATAAGAATAACCAAAAGCCTTTGCAAATTCTGGGTTTTTAATACCTTTATCCAATTTGAGACTCTCCATCAACAAGAGTAACATCAATCCTATTGTTAAAACAAGCTTTTAATGATTCTGAATGATCTACAACAAAGATATTCTCGTATTTAGTCTCTAGTAGACTGAATAGGCCAAAGGCCTTCTCTTTTAAAGGCTCTGATAGGCCGTCTAAGGCCTCATCGAAGAAAAGAGTAGTAAAGTCTACGCTATGGTGGTTGGCAACTGCTTCCATTACAGATACTCCAAAACAGAGTTTTAGGAGGCAGCGTTGGCCTTTAGATAGCTGAGTAAAGGAGGCTAAATTACTATCCTTTAGAATAGTAACCTCTAGCTTATCTGTATCTATTTCGAAGTTTACTTGGATTTCAGAATCGAAATGGTTTACGAGTAATTTGTTGGTATTCTTTTCTAGGTCTTTGATAGTAGACTTGACTAATAGTCCTCTAAAGTCTGCTAAAACATCTCCTAATAACTCTAGGTCACTAAGTTCAGTCTTGTAGTAATTAAGGTCTTGCTTCAACCCTACTAGGATAATAGATAGATCTGACACCTGGGTTTTAATAGTCTCTATATCGTATGGGCTAGTTTCATTAGATAGTTGCGTTATCTGATCTAAATAGGTATTTTCTCTATTCTTTTCTAGGCTTAGTTGCTCCTGGAGGTTTGATACAGTCTTAGTGAGTTGGTTATATAGTACTATATCATGTTTCTGTTCTGATCTAAGTACACTAAGCTCTTCTAATAGCTTTTGGCGGTCTCGGACTAGTATTACCTTCTTGGTATTGTGTTTAGAACTACCACAAGTAATACATACTTCTTCATCTAGTTTAGTAATGGCTTTGTCTAAACTGTTGATTTGTCTAGTAAAATATTCTTCATCATAGACTTTTGTAGCAAGAGCCTTTAACTCGAATAGATTTGCATTAATAGCGACATTAATCTTTGTAAATGTCGCTTTTTGATTCTCTTCGAAATCTCTATTCTTTTCTTGTAAAGTGTTTATTTTCTTGTCTTTATCTAAATTCCAATTAGTTACCTTAACTGCAGTTCGCTTCAATTCGTCTTGCTTTACTGCTAAAGTAGTAGAAGTCTCATTCAGATCTAATGTAAAGGTTTCTATAGCTGATTTAAGTTCTTTACGGTATTCTGCTGAGCTAGCAGTTAGTTGAGTAGGTAATGATAAGTCGGCTAACTGTTCTGTGATTAGTCTACGGTTCTTAGCAGTAGTAGTAAAGAACTGAGCAGTCTGTGAAAACTCATGGAAGTAAGAACCAGATAAGTAAAGCTCTAGATCAAAGCCGAGAAGGTTATTAATAATGCGCTGACTATCTGAAAGATCTTTACCACGATAAATGCCACTGACATTACTACTACCACTGTTAAACCACAGATCATTAGGGTTTCTACTCCGTTCAATAATGAGACCATTGTCGAATACGATGCGTCCTTTAGTGCCTCCAGTAGATCCCCAAGATATGACTTCATCTACTGCTCCATTCTTAGCCGTGCGGCCAAATAATACCCAAGGGATTAGATCGCAAAGGGTAGACTTACCAGAACCTGTAGGTCCTGAGATTAAAGTAAGCCCTTGGTTTTCAAACTTAAAGTCTAGTTCTTTATAACTACCAAAGTTAGTTGCCTTAGCTGATAGGATTTTCATGTAGACTTTTCCATAATACCTTTAGCCGATCTTTTCTATCTAAGTCTATATCTAAAGAGTCAATAGTCTTATCTAGTTTATCTGTTGCTGGTATGTTTACTTCTATAGTCTCTGTACTAGAGATTACTTCATTTGAGATTAAATCTAACTTAAAAGGTATTGTAATGTCAAGTTCTTTAGCTATATCTGCTTTAGATATATTTACTAACTTATCTGAATCTCCAGAGACTTTAACCCATAATAGGTCTTCTAGATTGTAAGACAATCTATTAGGGCTGCCTATTTGGTGTTCATACACTATATGCTTACGAAGGTTTGTAGGTACGAATTCAAGACTGCCGTCACTATGTAAGATCTGATATCCTTTTTCTGGGTCTTTAGCCTCCCCAAAGTTAAGGGTATAAGGATTACCTACATAATCCATTAAACCTCCATCAGGAAGGTCAAATTGCTGCCTAGTATGATAATGGCCTGATATTACTCTACGGCCTGCTAGGTCACCTTTAGAAATTGCAGATCTGTCTTGGAAATACTCTCCTGAAGCTGAGCCAGTAACTCCTTGGTGCATAATAACGATTTTAGCCTCAGGATGTATCTTTTGGAATTGAAACTTAAACATGTCCGATTGATATGGTATAAACTGTACTAGGCTAGTCTTAATCGTGTAATAATGGGGACTATCTATTAACCAGCATGTAGGTCTTAAGAAGTCCAG